CCCTAACCCCACATTCCCCCCGCTTCTAAACATGGCTTAAAACCCCCTTAGAAGGCTTATTCTATGGAGTAAAGTGGAGCATTGTGGAGAATTTATACTATAGATACTCTTTAAATGATTATTGATTTGTCGATAAATATATATACATGTAATTAAACGATACCACTATATGAGACGTAATGTCAATACTTGCGCCATATTAGATATACAGGCATATCCATGCGGATTTGTCAAGCATTTTGTCGACATTTGTGGCTTTCAGGGATTTTAAATATGCCCCCGTAAAGGGGAAAATTTGCCCACAATTCGACATAGATATATATCTATTTGTCGACATTTCTATATGATTCTATATCTATTTTATTATATTCTGGGAAGTTTCAGGGATTTTTTTCATGTCGTCGTAAAGGGGCAATCTCGCCCTTAATTTTTCCACAAAAATATCCACAGGCTGTGGATAACCTGTGGATAAGTTTGGGCTATATCAGAGTAATACTAAGATAGATATATCTGTTCGATCCGATATATATTTAATCTATGGTAACTTGACGTTATCCAAGACATATTGTTTCTTTAGTTTGTCTATATGCTTATCTAGTTCATATGCAAGGAATAGTCCTTCTGAGGAGTTCCCCGCTGCCGACTCCAATTCATGTCGTCGGGCTTGCTTTTCGATAATCCATGTAACCATTTCCAAAATGCGGTCAATGGTGTAATATGGTTGTTCTGCTAGATACCTACCGATTGTTGCTGGATTGAACCAATGGTCCTCTGCAGCATTTGCAATGGCTTCGCCTACTTTTAGTTCTTTACTCATGGTCTCCGCCTCTCTGTTAACTTTCGATTGTATCAAAAAAAGTAGGGAAGGTCAACCCGAAAGGTAGTCGACCCTCCCTAACTATATTACTTAGCCTTTTGTGCTGGCTTCTCTGCTGTAAAAACTACACCCTTGCTTGCTGCCTCCTGGAGAGCTGTCTTCGCTGCTCCTGAGAAACGTCCACGGGCCCCTACTGTAATTCCTTGCTGCTTTAGATATTCACGCTTTGTTGTCATTTTAATCCCCTTTCAAGAGATAGTCGTTTTATTTATTATATCAACTATTTACGAATTTGTAAATAGCTTTCAGGCTATATTTAATTGTGATCGTAACCAGGTAATTCCGCCCCTGATCACGAATGCTGCATCCTATCTTTAATTAGTTTAGATATAAGATTGTGAGCTTCAATGTTCTCTGTTTCGGACCCGCCCCACAGAAGCCGTTGGGCCTCTGCGAGGACTGAGTCTACGTACTCATCACTCATCTTCATCTTCCACCGCTTCTTCTATAATGCCTTGATCGAACATCCAATCACGCACAGCCTCATACAGGTCCTCTGTACCGTATTCTAATGTGAACCCGTTCTTGTCTGCTTGCGTCCAGAACAGTTCCCACATCTCTTCTTCGTCCATGGCTGTGCAGAATTCTTCTTCCTGTCCCTCCATGATGTCATGCCACAATTGGCGAGCAACGTCCCAAACATATACCCAAACTAAGGGTTGTCCTACGGGAAGTTTGCTAATCTTCTCAATGATGTCTTCAATATCACGATACACATCTTGCATGCGTGTCTTGTCTTGCAAGTCCATGTCAAGCATTCATCATCTCCCGTTCTTCCCATTCCGCAAATGTTCTGACGATAAAGTCTCTTCCGAGGTCGTAGCAGTACTGGACGGCCTCATGAAGGCTGGTAGAACTAAAAATCGGAGGGTCAAAACTATCGCGTTCATCAAGACTAAAGACCTCAAACTCATCTACACCTCCAGGTGATACAGAATAATTAACTTCTAGGATTTCTAGACTGGGTTTATTATACATTTTGCTTCTCCTTTTCGTCAATCGCAAATGATAAATCATATGTTAGTTTATACAGTTCTACTAGAATATCTAGGCGCCCCTCACATTCTGTGCGGACCATAGAATCCATTGCTTCTTCTGATTTTGTCTCTTGCTCTAATGCCTCTGCTAAGTCTTGCTCAGCAATTAACATTAGATTCTTTAGTTCTCCGTGCATTATATCTAATCCATTAACACCTGCATTTACCATGCGTTGCAAATGGGGCGGGAGCCCAATATCTTCTGAGTTCATCTATATAACCTTTCGTTAGTAGAGTTCATTATATCAAGAGCCACTGACAATAAATGCTTGGTTGCTTCAATTTGTCCTGCTACCACACATCTACTATGCTCATCATTTATAGATATCATCTCTTTATCTTGTTCTAAACTAGTTAGATGTAACTTCATATACTCTATAAATACAGATGACTTAGTCATTCCTTTACCTCGTCCCAATATGTTGCCTCAACATCTTGCCACATAAATCCCTCTTGGTGCCGAGAAATAATGTCAAGTATGTCAAGCCATTCCTGATCGACTCTAATTGTTAAATCATATAAAACCATTAGTCAAAGTATCCTTCCGCCCACAGGCCTTGTAGAAAACTATTTACATCTTCTAAATCTTTAATCAAAGGCTCCTTGTCAATTAAGTCTGACTGAGCCCTAAGATAAAAAAGCTTTGCGTCATGCACGGCATTAATCATTCTATTTAAATCCTCTTCATCATAGCCTAGCATAGGTAATCCTCGTCTTCCTCTTTAAGTTCGTAGAATTTATTAAATTCATGCATTACGTACTCATCTCCTGACATTTCTGCAAACCGCTTGTCTGCATAGTATTGACCTTCATCTAAATTAGCATTCATCCATTCATCAAATAGTTGTGCTCCAATGTCTACCATTACAGCGTCAAGTATCATTTGATTTACATCTTCTAAGAAACTAGCCATTATGCTTCCACCTTTTCTGTAGTGTCCAATAGTACCATGTGGGTCTGACATTCTTTCATGGCCTCCTCATCTTGCCAAGAACCTTGATTGCAAGAGGAGCAGAATTCTCCACAGTCATCTTCGCAATAAGATAATGTGTCATATGAGTCACAAGCATAGCAACGGTTCTCATATTCTAAAATAGTCTTAACATCTCCACGGACAATCTCATATTCCCCACCCCAACCTGTTTCTTCCTCAAACTCTAAAGTAAGCAGGCAGTTGGGAACAAGATTAGATAGTTTAGTTAGAATAGTTACAGCAGGTGACCATGCAGTCTCATATTTGTATACAAGCCAATTATCATCACCATCTGACTTATATTCAATTAGTTCTGTGTTTGGATATTTGTCATCATCAGATACAGCCACATCCCACTTAGTTCCCCAATTAGAATTGTTCCATGAATACCAATCCTTTTGAGTCTTAGCAAACTCAACAGACTTGGCAAACCATTGAGGGTCTTTCATATCAATATCTCCACGATTTGGCTGGCAGGCATATTCCTCATCAGTAATGCCGTCATCTTTATATGAGTGGATATTAAAGAAAGCAAAGACAGGATTAGAATAAGTTACTTCTTTAATTTTGGTGGGGAATCCTGAAGAACTAATATCACCCATACCATATGTCTCTTGTGCTAATACAAATGGCTTATTAAGTCTATCTTTAATCATATCTACTTCAGACTTAGGACCTTGTATAGTTAATGTGTTATAACACCAATTTGGCATTTTATATCCTTTCGTTGATATGGCTTAATTATACAATGGACCACTGACATTTGGAATAGTATTTGGGTGTGTTTCACACCACATTTTATTCAGCTTGTGGTTAAGATCACAAAAATCCAGGGGAATTATATTGACTTCCGTAAAAGAGATATGCTACCCTCTGTTTTTTGCGGGCATACAAAAACCCCCAGCTTGCGCTAGGGGTTTAAATAGTAAGGCTGCTAGGTCTACCAACGAAAGTAAAAAGCCCTGCTTTACTTAGCGACTTGACGAGTGTCTAATCTAGCCGCACCTCACATTAAGAAGGCACCAGGCCTACTTATATTATATCATATTTAGTTAACTAGAATATTTTCTAGTGCATACTTCTCGCAAAATGCGGCAAGGTCCATTGTAAAGATTGCCTCGTTTTTCATTCCACGAATCTTATTAGACTCATCACGATAGTCTGCCTGCTCGTGAAGACTAAACGTTTGCTGGTCCCAATCGATGATAGCAATCTTGTGCTCGTTGTCGCCAATCTCATTTACATGGAGGCCCCATCCAGTTTCCATATTCCACTGGTCTGCAACTATTTGACTAATCGCAATACGTGTAGCATATGATGAATCTGTCCATCTTGGCCGTGCAACAATAACTGCATCCGCTAAGCGCCCAAGCATGTTATAGCCTGACCAGTGCCCGTATAGCACAATTGTGTTTCCGTTCGGTTGTACGAATCCGAAGTTTGCTCTGTCTCCCATTTTATTCCGCCATTTCTGTTAGTTGTGGTGCTTCTTCTTTTTTATTTAATTCTATCACTTCGTATGCGACCTTGTCAAGGCCTCGCTTGCTTGCGTTGTAGTGGTGGCCACAAAAGAATAACTCACCATCTACTAGTTTAACCATATACATAGCCTGAGCTGTACCGCATTGGTCACATCCAATCCATCTAGTTAGATCTTCAGATGTCATAGTCAACGGTTCCAAATTCAATTCGGTCTGCAATGTCATCATATGCCTGACCGTCATCGCTATCCTCTGCCCACAATCTAATGTTGGCAATAATAACTTCACGGGCAAATTTTACGCCGTCTTCAAAACCATTCTGATAATCCATTTTATCTCCCTGTATATCCTGTAGGCTCATATTCTGAGATATAACTTTCAGTTAAGTTATATTTATCTCGTAGCCTGCTTACTTTCTCAATGCTACCAGTTCCAATATTGAATGTCAATGATGACATCTCCATTGGGTCTAGCCCGTTTATTTCTGCATCCCAATAGGCCCTCTCCATGGAGAGCCTATTAGGAGCGGTGAGTTCAAAGTACATTAGGACTCTCTCACATTGCAGACTTCTTGGTCGGTAATTTCGATATTACCGTTATGAGATTCAGCATAGATAGCATCTGTAATTTCATCTGTAAGGTCAGGCTCATAGTCTGAATCAAGGATGTTATATGAATATGTTCCGCTAACCTCAATAGATGCGGTCCATTCAACTTCCTTAACTAATTCAATATCAAGCGCCTCTGCGATTGCACGAAGAGTATCTTGGTCACCTGAGTCAGCATATGCATCAGTAATGATATCTTTAACTGAATCAATCTTTGACTGCATTGTTGCAACTGCTTTAGAGTTGGTTCGTGCATTGTGTAGTTCCCACTCAATGTTGCGAACCTTATCTGTAATATACTCAGGATTAGAAAAACCATTAATCTTTTTATATGTTACGAGTAGGTCTGTGTTATATGTATCAGGTACTAGGTGTTCTGTTGTTTCCATTTTTTCCTCTTTCGTTTGTGTAGGTTGTATTGTAGCATGTTCCACTGACACCAATGTGGTCTTCCGTCCACACGGGCATGTTAGTTCTGTCACACCTGATGGGAATCCAAACCCGTCAGATGATGTTAGTTCTATTAAGCAATCGCATTCCTCTGGGTCACAGACAAATGTATATTTACTTGATACTAGTTCGTTGGTCATGCTGAGAATTATACACCTGGTCACTGACATTTACAATAGAATTCAGGGCTTTTTTTATGTGATCCGTAACACAGAGCTCATGCGCTTAACGCTGCGGGCGTCTCACAATGTGAGATATTAAATTTTCAGCTAGCGATCCCGACGGGATTTGAACCCGTGATCTCTACCGTGACAGGGTAGCGAATTAAACCAAACTATTCTACGGAACCAAATGGTGAGCAGTTTTAAATCATGCTCAGGATTTTTTCTTTAGAAGGATTTAACCAACTTAAGAATTTTATTTTTTTCTGCGGTTAAGATTGGGTCAAAACCACTTGCACCCGCCATTAGGGTTTCAGAATTTCCGCGACCAGAGCGGAAATAATCTAGGCGTTCAGTAAGCGCATTAAATGCACCCCACTTTGTGCCTTTGATTGTAGCATTAGTTGGTGAGTTATGATAAAGGTCATCAAGAAGAACAACCTTATTTTCCCACTTAGTAAGCGCAACTTTCGCAGCATCTTTTTCAGGCTTTGGATAAATTGCCTGAATCAACTTTGAGAATTCAGCATCAGTAATAGATTGAGCATAGAGTGCTTGCGCCTCTTTCTCAAATTCATCAAAGTATCCAAGAGCAAGACCAAGAGTCTCACGAGCAACCTGAATGCGACCTTCAACAGATTGCGTGTGGCGAATCTTGAAAGATTGCTTAGCATTCTTCATTGCAAGGTTTAGAGTGTTTTGGCATACAACACGAACAGGGGTAACCGCTGCTTGAACAGCAACAGACCCGTCATGAGATGTCCATACGATAAGATAAAGTTTTGTCTCATCGTTAGCGCCTTGTGGGTCAAGCACCATTGTGCGGGGAATATCGACAGTGCCGAAAACAACTTTACCCTTTTTCAATGAGCCAGCAGATTCCCAACGGCAATCAGCATTGGCATCGTGAATTGCATCAGCGAATGCGAATAGTTCTTCATTCTGCACAGGCTTGTAACGCTTTCCAACAGTTGCAAGAACATCAGTTCCGCCATTGAATGGATTGTCACGAATGACAAGAGATGCAGTAGAGACATCGTTCCAAGATTCTGGAATATGCTCAGTGATTGGAGATAAACGAACATTCCAATTAGCCAACTTTGCTTCTTCAAGCATCAGTTGAGTTGTAACTTCCTCATCTTTTGTAAAGATTCGGTTTGCGAGATTGTGCCATGCAGGGGCACCACGAAGAGCAAAAGCAACTTCGCCATTTTCCATTTCTAGATTATGAGCCATGGATTTTTCCTTTCGATTGGTTGTTGGATTTATTATAACAGGTGGCGCTGACATTATCAACAGTTAGTTACAATATGTCCTAATTGTCTGATGTGATCAATATCACAAATTTCAGGGGATTGTGGATAACTCTCTTAAACCTGTGGAAAACCCCGCAATATATTGGGGGCGTCTCAGTATGTGAGAAGGGAAGGAGGGGCGGCAAAGAAAGAACAAGATCCCGCCCCAAGCTTTATGCTAAGCCAATTTCAATTGCTGTTAGTGTACGTGGCTTATTTAATTTATTTACAACGTCTTCATCAAGAATAAGCGCTGATGTTTTTTTCTTCTTTACATTATCAAAAACATAAGCAGAAACTTTTCCCTGAAACTTACGTAGATTAGAAATAACTAATTCAGTTAGATACTCTTTATCAACGCCAGTTTCTGAATAGATTGTTAGGTCATGCGCTTTGTTTGCGTCATAGATTTCTACACGAAAACGATTTTTCATTTTATTCCTTTATTAGTAGGGATACGAATTATAGCATTGGGGGCTAGAGTTCGTCTAGCCCCCTACTATTTAATTACAGATAACGAGCAATTTGCTTCATTGTAGAAGCATTTACTGTTTCCTCATCTGTCATCTTTAAGATGGTTAGAGCGTTTGTGATGTCCTCTACAATTTCATTGTATGAGTGCTGGTGCATAACTGTAAAGTCACGCTGAGGCTCTTTTGGCAAATCCTTTTCGGATACTGTCAAATCATAGTCAATGTTGAGAGTGTTGTTCCAAGAACGATAGTTTGTGCGGAAGTTCTCTGCCTTCTTGATGTTGGCAATAGCATAGTCAGAAATCTCTTTCTGCCAAGCCTTACGAGCCTTCTCATACTTTGCTTCGTTTGCTTCTTGTGAAGCGTATTCCTTCTTGATTGTTTCCAACTTTGTTTCCAAAGCCTTGATTACCTTTGGTGTTGCCACCTTTACTGTGATTGCTCTACTCATTTCTTACCTTTCGTTTGGTTGTTTAGTTTGTATTGTATCAGTTGCCACCGACACAAAATTGTGGAGTAGTTTTAAGACTTACTCAGGTCTTGGCTTAGCACCCTTTATGGTGTGTGCCTCCGATTTATTCAGCGTATGCGCTAGTCCAACGCTCTGTGCCATTTACATCTAGCAAGATACGATTTACTCCGCTTGGGTGATTATCAACCGCCTTGATAATACCTGTAATACCGCTTTCAGTTGTTGTGTATGTCTGTCCGATTTCCATTTTTTATTTCCTTTCGTTAGGGGTTTATTATAGCAGGGACTACTGACATTTAGTAGCCCCTGCGGGTGTGAGTTACCTCACAATTATTCTTCTTGTAGCCAAGCGTGTAAGTGGTGCTGGTCTACTATTGCGTGGGCGGGTGCGAAAGACTCGCCACGATAAAATACACCTTCGGGCATTTCGATTAGTTTATTATAATCTTCGTCCCAATAAGCGTCAATTGCTTCGATGCAAGGTTGCACCATAGATAGGGGAACGGGTGGATAGTGATTACCTTGTAAGTGCATAGATAGTGCCATTTCTAGGTCTAAGCCTAATTCATCTGACGCAAGATCATAAGCCATGTTGCTTCCCATTAGTTATCTCCTTCTAAGATAGTTTCGGTTAGGTTGTCCATTTCGGCTATTGTATCGCATAGGTCTGACATTTGCTCATCAGTTAGCAATACTCTAGTTACACTATCCGCTACCTTGCTTGCAACGGCAGAGGAATACATAAATAAATACTTAGCAAAAATTTCATCTGAAAGTTCATTTCTGCGTGTGTGCAATTCACCTGCAAGCCCCATGATTTCGTCATCAAAGACGCTATCTTTAGTTGCTTCTAATAATTCCATAGCGGTTGATAGCATTACTCTGCCACCTTTAGAATTGCGTATGAGCCATTTGCATTTATCTCATCTAGAATTGGTTGTAGTCGCGGTGCAATTAAGTCCTTTAGCATGCCTTCTAGCATAGCAAGACGCATTGACTCAGGGAGTGCCTGAACCTGCAAAGTAACTGGGTGGTTGTCTGTAAACTCAGTTACAAACTTTAGGTTGTGTTCTATTTTCATTTGATACCTTTCGTTGTTGGAATAAGAGTATTTTAGCATAGGCCACTGACATTACCTAATCCATTATGGGCGTGTCGCAGCTTTTGTGACTAACCTCACAAAAATCTAGGGGTTTTCCACAGCTTTCCGTAAGCCTGTGGATAAGCCGCCAACGTTGCGGGCTTTAGTTGAAAGTTAAACTATTATTGATCCATTTTATTTTTATGTTTTATTTTTCGTGTGTACTTTTTTTTATTGCGAACAGGTTGCGCCGCATTACTGCGACGCAATTCCTGAATGCGTCTAACTTTATCTAGAAGTGAATTTTGGAACATTGTATCCACTCGCTTCGTGAAAACGATTTACATCAAAACGAGGATTGTCTTGTGCAAACATCACCGCAAAATCATTTACGATTTTAGAAAATAAAGCGGGGTGCGCTTTATCGCTAGCAAACTTTAGAATTTCTGCGGTTGCTACATAGTCTTTTCGTGTCATCATTTTTGTGTTACCTTTCCATTTCGGTAGAAGTTCTTAGTGTGCATTTTACCAGAAGGCTCTGACAAATTATAAGTTGCGTATTCTTTTGCATCTCCGTGGTCGTTACATCTATCAAACATGTGAACGGCTTCGACGGCATCTGAATAAGTCCAAACAGCAATCGGTTCTCCATCATAGGCGATAGTTAATTTATACATTAGATTAACTCCTCATCAGTTACGCAATCGCATGGCTCTACATCAAAATTATTTTCATCGCCAAAGAAAATAAATCCTGCGCCGTTGCATTCGTTGCATTCGATAGCAAGAATGTCTTTTAGTTCATCTAGTATGTTTCCCATTATAGGTTTTCCCCTTCGTTTGTTTTGGTAATTGTAGCAGATAGCACTGACAAGGCTTCCGCCTTGCTTGCTTCACGTTGTGCAATAACGTGCTTCTTGAATTCTTCTAAGTTCATTAGAGAGCCCCCTCGTTTAGTAGTCCGATTTCGATTTGGAATAATTCATCGGGTGTTGCTTCGGATAAATCTACCCAACCAGCACCCTCGTTATCTAGGCGAAAAATTTCAATGTATCCCATTATTATTCACCTACCTTAACTGCTAAAGTGCGGTAAGCATAACCGCCGTTAGAGTTGCGAATTTCTACAAGATAACTTTCGCAACCTTGATACCATACCGCTTTTGGGTGGATTTCCGCTGAGATAATTTCGCCCGTTAAAGTTTTTGAGCGATAGAGTTTTCCTACAAGTAGGCTTTCGATAGTATAGACATTTGCTGACATGAGTTGTCCTTTCGTTTGTTTCTATGCCGTAATTATAGCCTAGGGGTCTGACATTTTTCTACCTACTAACCAGTAATTCCAAATAGTGAGACGCTCAAGCCATGTGATTAATCTCACAAAATTTGGGGGTTTTTATAACGTTTCCGTAACGACACGCCCGACGCCGCAACATATTGCGGGCCAGCTTGATTTTGTCAAGCCGACACGCCGTTAGTTAGCGAAAATCTTTTATGACTTCCCTCACATCTTGTTTTAATTCGTGCCACATCATGCGACCCATGTATAAGGCGGGGATCGCAATAGATAATTGCACTAGCGTAGTAAGTAAGCGATTCATTTATTTATCTCCGAACATGTTAAAGACCTCGTCTAGTTGCTCATCTGTTAAATGGTCTATCTGTATAGCCTTAACAAATCCGAACACATCTTCTTCTTCTGCCATTAGTTGCTCATACATTTCTTCTTCTTGTAGGTGTGCATACATGTCGCTTACATCTGCCTGAATTGTATCCCATTTAGTCATTTATTATTCTCCTACCTTGATAGACATTACATTAGCGGTGAACTTCTTAACCTTGCCTAATTCGCTAGCATTAAGAGAGTTGATTAGATGGTCAATCGCTTTAGGGTCATGCGCCACATTGTCAATAGAGATTAGTTTAGAGCCTTGCCAAATTGAGTAAGTGATAGTCATTGTCTGTTCTTCTTTCGTTAGTAGTTATAGTAGAAATTGTAGTGCATAGGTGTGACAAATTGGGGAGACACGCCGTTAGGCGTTAGTGTGATTATGGTCACACTTAGCCTCTATCTCATGTCCGAACTCTTCTACGAGTTCTTCATAGATTTCGTCTATGTAGTCGAAATAGTCGCTCATTAGGTTACTCCCAACTTCTAGTAGTAGCGTACACCTTGCGATTGCTAGGTGTGTAGTTTTCTAACTCTACGAGTTCTACCTCTAGGATAGTGCCTCTTAGGGCTAGTAGGTCAAGATACTCGTTAGCATCTTGTTCGGTATTCATTAGAACACCTAAGCAAGTAGAGAACTCTCTACTTAGAGGATAGAGAGGATTAGTATTCATCTCTACTTTATACTTTAGTGAAAACATTTTGTTTTCCTTTCTTGTTAATCACCTTGATTAACTTTCTTTATACCTTAAGCATAACAGGGGGGTCTGACAAATTGCAACACATAACACGGACAATTCGGACATTTCTGAAAATTAGTTAGTGATAAGCGTCACAAATTAGCGATTTATGGGCGCACTATCGGACAATTCGGACATTTTTAATAGTGTGTATCATACAAGAAAAAAATATATTAACATTTTTAGAAATTTGAAACTGTTGACTTACGAAAATTTTTGATGTTATAATTAAGATCTGGTTTTCGGGGGGTTTACACTAAGGACTCAATAGACCAAGTGACAAACTTCCTCCTTACTCAACTATAACATTTTTGTTAAAGGGGGGAAAGGGGGGTTTTGCTAAAAATCTAATTCCCAAGTAACAATTAAAATACATAAGGATATATATGAATAGATGTACCAGATGTAATCAACCAGCATTGTTTAATTTAAAAGAAGACAGAGCCATATGGTTTTGCATATCTCATGGCATGGAGTATTCAGATATCAAATCTGGAAAGTACTCTAAAGCAGCAGATTCGAAATAAAAAATTTTGTTAACATTTTGTTAAATCTAATATCCTAGTCGACTAATAAATATAGTGCTATATAATTAAGCTATGTCTCCAGAAAAACTTTCTGTTAAGAAACAAAAAGAGTATTTGGCACGGTATATTAAAGAAATCAAAGAACGTAATCCTTGCATGGACTGCAAAGTATCCTATCCGTATTATATGATGGACTTTGATCATGTAAGAGGGCGGAAGCAAGCAAACGTAGCAGAACTCATAAGTACGTTATCAAAGAAACGAATAGATGCAGAAATAGCTAAGTGTGAAGTAGTTTGCTCAAATTGCCATAGGGCAAGAACTCATGAAAGAAAAATACGGAAGGCAGGATAGAAATGAAATTTTGTACATATTGCGATAAGTTATCATATACATCTAAAGTAACACTACATGGAACCAAGATCTATTATTGTGATGATCATGCAGATAGAATTGCAGTTGACTAGGATTATGGTATAATACAATAATGAATAAGAAATTTACTTCTCTAATGGTATTGCTGGCAACAGCAATCCTTTCTGGATATGCTATGTTTTCATTTTTAAAAAAGGCGGGACTAGATGATATCTTTGACTTTGACCTTGGAGAAGATATTGATGAGGAACTCTTCTAAAATCTTCATTAGGTCGATACTAGCTATCTTGGCTGTATATTACTTGGCTGTTATATTGGCTTATATATATCCGTAAAGCGTATCTTTTTATCTCCCGCCCTTTTAAGGGTCATCATATACCGAAGGTAGCAAAAGACCCTATTCGGGCCTTAGAAGCCCTGTAGGGCATTTATGAGGGGTATTCTAGAAAATGGATAAGATTTGAAAATGGGTCTTCTCTCGTCGGCGCACTTTTTCGCACTTTTTTCGCACTAATTATTCAATTACCATTACGGCTACAGTAATATTTGAGCCGTCTTCTGATATTGCGTATATGCTATCTTGAAAAGGAACGTTTTCTATAATAACTGGAGGGGCGTCATGTTCGGCTCGTAATCCATAATTAGTTAAAGAAAGATCACTTCCTCCAATTAGTACGTGTTTGTTTGCGCTGGTGTTTGTGATTATTATTTTATAATGTCCTTTAACTGGACTGGCAAAGCTTAGCTCTACTGGAGTTGCATTTGCTGTAACTAATTTAGTTTTTATCATGGTTTAATTATACACCGATAAAAGAAAAAATCCCATTCAGAGGCGGATCCGAATGGGCTTTTCTAGTATCCTAAGATACATTATACGAGGAACATAAATGCTCAACCCGTACTACTTAATTGTAAGATAACTATCATTCAAAGTCAAGAACTTTTATTCTTCTTCTGGCGATGGGGTATATGATGGCTGAGGCCCCAGAAGGAATCCTTGGTCATGGTATGAAACCATTTTAGACACATCTTCTGGTCCGACCATCTTTGTCGCAATTAGCGTCAATAGGTCATAAATCCTGTGTAGCATAATATAATTTACCATAGGTAAATTTTGATCTAGTGGTACTGGCTCAAAGTTTTCTTCAGTCATTTTCTCTTCCTAGGTCTTCCCAAAATTTTTCCCGCCCCATGGCGTCTGTTTCAATCATTGGCTGCCCATCCCGCAAAATTTTTACGTGGAAAAAGTTATTTTCCTGTTCGCATGAGCAGCTACCGTTTTTGCAATTTGTGTTCATATAGATTCTACTTTCTTTACCGATGTTACAATCTGGTCGTAAAACTGGCTACCCATAAAATTTTTATATTCACAGGATAGACAGTATAGATATAGCATGTCCAAATTGTCCTGATTACAGAGAAGAAGGCCTTGATCCATAGGGCATTGTAACCTTGGAACAAGACCTTCCTCTGAAAGGGCTATATATCTAGATACATACTGTATCTTCATTATTCCTACTTCGCTGTGTCAGTGGGGAATTGCAAAAGCCATTCCTTTGCCCTTGGGGTTAAACCTTTCCAGGCTGACCAATTTTTACCGCCATTAGTCATGTAGTACGTTATCTCTGCGTTTGTTACTGGGTCGAATAACTCTTTGTTACTCTTTAGATTGAATTTTTCTAGTCTTGCAGGACCGAGATTCCCGATCATGTTAATTTGAAAAATTCCATACGAACTGTCTCCAGTTTGCTTATTCCCGTTATATGCAAGCGGTCTTCCGTTAGATTCACGCTTTGCTATTGACCAGGCTTTTTTAAGGCCTAATCCTTCGAATCCTACAGTCTCAAGCAATAGTTTTAGCTCTTTGTCTGTAAGCATCTCAGATGGCTTGTAAATCTCTTTACTAAAACTATCTAAGACTTCTTGCTTTAATTGGGCTTCAGTTTTCACTAAAGGTTTTACTGTTAAAGCATTTGCTGGCTGTACAGGAAACAAAAATAATGTTATCATTACTATCGTAACCATATTATGCACAACATCGCTTAACTGTTGTTTTATATTCTCCATTGGCATTTCCTCCTTTAGAGATAACGAACTATAATAGTAACATTACTTGACAGTAGGTGTCAAGTTAGTCAACTAAGAAAGATAAGATGAATATATCCTTTTCTACGCCTAAAGTTAATTTACGAACGGCAAATGGGTACGGTCATGCTGGATTAAAAATAGTAGAGTCGTTGACTAGCTTAGGAAATATAGTTCCATTTCAAGACGCTAAGGCTCCAGTACAATTAAATTTTTCTCAACCAACAAACTTTAAGTTACATAGAAACCAATATCAGATTGGTTATACTCCATGGGAATCAACAACAATCCCAGCAGACTGGAAAGAATACTTAGATGCAGTAGATGAGATATGGACAACTTCAGATTGGTGTAAAGAAGTTTTTGAAAAAAACGGTTACTCTGATGTAAGAGTGTTTCCACATGGAATAGATCCTATATGGTCACCAAAGCGCAGACAACTCAGACATGGAAGACCATTAAAGTTTTTGCATGTTGGAGAACCAGCACCTAGAAAAGCTGGGCAGATGGTAGTTGATGCATTCGTTCATCTTTTTGGAAATGATCCCTTTTACTCTTTAACTATTAAAGCGCATACTCATAATACAACACGTATATATAATAACTATATAGAAAAGAATATAATCGGGCTACCAGATAATTTGTATAGTAATATTAAAGTAATAACAGATCCTATATCAGATGAGCAAATGGTAAACCTCTATCACGACCATGATGTTTTAATTTATCCAACATACGGAGAGGGTTTTGGATTTATTCCACTACAAGCCCTTGCAACTGGAATGCCAGTTATATCAACTTATGATTGGGCACATTATAAAGATTACTTAGGTCCTCTCAAATTAAGATCGGAAGTAATTGATTCTCCATGGCCATTCCCACATGAAGGAAAAGTTTTTGAACCAAACTATAAACACCTACTTGAGCTTATGAGAGATGTGTCTATGAATTATAACGCATACTCAGGATATTACTTTGCACAGGCATCTAGGGTACACGAAGAGTATAATTGGTTGCAGTTGACCAATAAAGCCTTCGACCATATTTTTAAAAAATTTAAATAACCCCTTCCCCCGCTAAAGATTTTTTGGTACACTTAGATCTCATTCAAATTTTAAATTAATCCGTAAGGCGGAAGAAAAGGTGTCACTAAAAAATGTCAAGAACTATTGAAAACCCATATGAAAACTTTATTGCATTGTCACGATATGCAAGATGGATCTCTGAAGATAACCGTAGAGAAACTTGGGGTGAAACTGTTGATAGGTATTTTGACTTTATGCTATTGCACCTAGATAAAAATCATAACTATAAGCCGTCCGATAAACTTCTTAAAGAGTTAAAGGACGCAGTGTTTAATCGAAATGTAATGCCATCAATGCGTTCTGTGATGACAGCAGGTGCAGCATTAGAGCGTGATAATGTGGCTGGATATAACTGTTCATTTGTCCCAGTAGATTCACCACGTTCATTTGATGAGACAATGTATATTCTTATGTGCGGAACTGGAGTAGGGTTTTCTGTTGAATACAAGTATGTCAACAAGCTTCCTGCCGTTCCAGAATCATTTGAGAAGTCAACAACAATTATTACAGTAGAAGATTCCAAGCAAGGCTGGGCAAAAGCATACCGTGAGCTATTAGCTCTACTTTGGTCAGGACAAATTCCTGCAGTTGATGTTTCAAAGGTTCGTCCCGCAGGCGCAAGACTCAAGACAATGGGTGGTCGCTCATCTGGTCCACAGCCATTGATTAATCTTTTTGATTTTACTATTGCAAAGTTTAAAAATGCAGCTGGTCGTCAGATAAAGCCTATCGAAGCACATGATATTATGTGTAAGATTGGCGAAGTAGTTGTTGTAGGTGGAGTTCGCAGATCTGCTATGATTTCTCTTTCAAACATTAACGATATTGAAATGGCATCAGCAAAATCTGGTAACTGGTGGGAGAATAATACACAACGTGCACTTTCAAATAACTCTGTTGCGTATTCACGCAAACCAGAGATGGAGCAATTTATTGCAGAGTGGAAATCACTTTATGACTCAAAGTCTGGTGAACGTGGAATCTATAATGTCGCAGCAGCGCAGAAGCAAGCAGCTAAGTATGGTCGCAGAGACCCTGAAGTACATTATGGAACGAACCCATGTTCAGAAATCATTTTACGTCCTTATCAGTTTTGTAATCTTTCAGAAGTCGTATTACGTGAAAAGGATACAAAAAAGGATATTGAAAGAAAAGTCGAACTAGCAACTATTCTTGGAACATGGCAAGCAACTCTAACTGATTTTAAATATCTTCGTAAGATTTGGAAAGACAACACAGAAGAGGAACGACTATTGGGAGTTTCTTTAACTGGACAATTTGGGCATAAGTTTATGTCAGGCAAGGATGACCTTGTATCTCTAGAAGCATTTTTAATGAGTCTTAGAGAATCAGCAAGAGCAACAAATAAAGAAGAGGCTGGGAAAATTGGGATTCCTGAGTCTGCCGCAATTACTTGCGTTAAACCTTCTGGAACAGTGTCTCAATTGGTCGGGGTATCTTCAGGAATGCATGCATGGCATTCACCATATTACATTCGTACAGTTCGTGGTTCAAAGGGAGATCCAATCTCTACATTTTTGAAGGAAGTTGGAATTCCAGTAGAAGATGATGTCATGAAGCCAGCAGACACATACGTATTTTCATTTCCAGTAAAAGCACCAGACGGTGCTATTGTAAGAAATGATTTAACTGCTATTGAACATCTTAATATTTGGTTAGTTTATCAACGTGCATGGTGTGAACATAAGCCATCAATTACAGTATCTGTAAAAGAAGATGAGTGGATGGAAGTCGGAGCTTGGGTATACAAGCATTTTGATGAAGTCTCTGGTATTTCATTCCTTCCACACTCAGATCACACATATAAGCAGGCTCCTTATCAAGAAGTAAGCAAAGAAGAATATGATGCTCTTGTTGCAAAGATGCCAAGCAATATTCGTTGGGAAGATTTATCTTTTTATGAGACAGAAGATGGAACTTCTACAAATGCTACTTTAGCCTGTAGCTCAGATGGAAATTGCGAGCTTGTAGACATTTCTGCATAATAGTAGTACAATAATAGAATTGGGGTAAAACCCAAAATTCCTGGGCACACCGCCCAAGATGGAGGATCTAATGAAAAAAGATCTTAATAATGATGGAGTAATAACAATGACAGAACAAATCCTTGCAGCTCTCGGAACGTATGCTCGTGCATTCCTTTCGGCAGCCATTGCTTTGTATATGACTGGAAACACAAATCCAAAGGACCTTCTACTGGGTGGAGTTGCAGCAGTTGCGCCAGTTATTTTGAAGGCCCTAAGCCCAAGCAATCAAGACTTCGGCTTTAAGGCACCAAAGTAAAGAAAAACATAACAACAGATTAGGACTGCTCCTATGCTAAAATAAGCATAGGAGTTTTCCTATTTAGGAGTACTAGTATATGGCAGGACAAAAAAATTTCGAAGTGGATCAAAATGCCACTTTTACATTTATTGTTGAATATAAAGACAATAACGGTTTACCCATTAACTTAACTGGGTCTACCGCAAAAATGCAGGTCCGTGATACAAAAGGCGGAACTAAACTTGCATTTACTTTAACTTCGCCAGCTGGTGGTATAACTATAGACGGTCCTAATGGTAAATTAACCATGAAGATGACTCCTACTCAAACAAATAAACTGTTCTACCCAAAGTCTTCATATGATATTATGTTGACTGATTCAAACGCAAATAAAATTAAAATCGTAGAGGGATTTTTAACTCTAAGTAGATCGGTGACAATTTAATGTCTGAAACAGTAATAGTAACGGAAATAAGAAATGATGTAATCGTTTCTACTCCTGGACCACAAGGCCCAAGAGGAAAGTCTATATTAAACGGTAATGGAGTTCCTTCCGCAAACCTTGGTTTAGAAGGAGACTTTTATTATGACAAGCTCACAACTAGATTCTATGGACCAAAGCTATCAGATCTAACTTGGGCTGGCGCTACAAACTATTTACTAAGCACAATGACAATGACCTATCCTTGGGAGCTTTCTCAGGTAACAGGTCCAGTAAATGGAACATATTCCTTAGAAATAAATCATAATATGGGATATAACCCAAACGTGACCATCAAGGCAAGTTCTGGTGACATATTAGAAACTGGAATAGATTATAATAGTATTAATAAAATTACACTGACAATGGCCCAACCATTTTCAGGGACAGCGTACCTGTCTTAAGGGAGTTAGCAAATGGCAAGAAAATATTTAGTAAGTATTGATCTCAATCAGAATGAGTTAATCAAGGCACGAATTCATCATAATTCTGGACCAGTTCCAAATCCTGTAACAGGTCAGATTTACTACGATACATCAGACAACACGATGTACTACTACAATGGACTCTCATCACCAAATGGTCCATGGATGCCAATGTCTGGCTCAACGGAAGTTATTCAAGATGTAATTGGGTCATCTGTAACTGGTGGAACAGGCCTAACAGCAACATATGTTGATTCAACAGGAATCACAACATTAGATTTAGATAACACAGCAGTAACTGCTGGTTCATACGGATCACAAACAGCAATACCTACATTTACAGTAGATGCTCAAGGACGTTTGACTGCCGCAGGAACCGTAACAGTAGCAACAACTCTTTCAATTGCTGCAGAATCTGGAACAGCAGATACAGTAAATCTTTTAACAGACACCTTGACATTTGCCGCAGGCGAAGGAATCAATACCACTGTAACAGATAATACGATTACAATTGCTGGAGAAGATGCGAGCTCATCGAATAAGGGTGTTGCTTCATTTGATTCAACAGACTTTACAGTAACAACTGGAAACGTAGTATTAAATGTTGAGAGAGTACAAGATATTGTTGGTGCTCAACTTGTTGCTGGAGAAGGAATTGATTTAACATATGATGATGCCAATACAGGATCATTAACAATTGATGCAGAAATTGCAACTACCACAAACCGAGGTGTTGCATCCTTTGCTACAGAAGACTTTACAGTTACAGATGGCGCAGTAACAATTAAAAATGTTAACCTTGCCACACAGACCACTGGAAACTATATAGCAACAATTGCTGGAACAACTGACGAAATTACAGTTTCAGGTTCAGGTTCAGAAAACTCAGCAGTAACAATCGGTTTACCAGACAATGTAACAATTACAAACGATTTAACAGTTGGCGGAAACCTAACAGTTAATGGAACACTTACTTCTCTAAATACAGAGCAAGTAACAATTGAAGATAACGTAGTTGTATTAAATAGCAATGTTACTGGTTCACCAGTAGCAAACGCTGGTATTGAAGTAGAGCGTGGAACTTCAACAAATGTGTCTGTTCTATGGAATGAAGCAGACGATGCTTGGACGCTTACAAATGATGGAACAAATTTCCACTCTGTAGTACGCAAGTATTCAGAAACTTTATCAACATCAGCAACAAGTTATACAATTACACATAATCTTGGTACCAGAGACATATTAGTTCAAGTCTATGAGGTTGCATCACCGTATGCTTCTGTTGAGACAGATGTAGAACATACATCAACTACAACAGCAACAATAAGATTTGCAACCGCACCATCTTCTGGAGCATACCGAGTAGTTATTAGCGGGTAATCGTGGCAAAGCAATTTAAAACGCCCATTGCCCCACCAGCATTAAATTCAGATCCGTCTGGAACTTATGCGGGTGAGATATATTATAATACCGTATCAGGCGCTTTAAAAATTTTTAATGGAACTACTTGGAGTTTGCTTACTGGTTCTGGTGAAGGATCTGGTACATCAAATTCATTTGAAGTTTTAGCAACAGCACCTTCAGCACCAGCACAAGGAAGAACCTATTTTGATTCTTCTGAAAATACAATAAAAGTTTTTAACGGAACAATATGGTATGATGTAGCTGGCCCAAAGGAATTACTTGACCACACACACTTTGCAGGTGAGGGTGGAGTTAGAACATTAGATTATGGAAATTATGTAGAATACGGAAATTATATTGTTTCTTTAGATGGTGGAACTGCAACAACAGACTATACCACAACACCTAATGATGATATAATTGATGGAGGGGTAGGTTAAATAAAATGGCAGTTAGAATTCAATTACGTAGAGATACGGCAGCAAATTGGTCACAAAATAATCCAATTCTTCGCCCAGGCGAGGTTGGAGTAGAAACAGACACACTTAAATTTAAAATAGGGCCTACAGTTTCAGCACCAGCAATTGGTACAGCATGGAATTCAATTTCAGCCTATGCAAATATAACTTCAACAGGCCTAGCAAGTAGCCTTGCATCATATATTGAGTTGGCCGATCAAGGAGTTCCAGGCGGACCAGCAGAGCTAGACTCAAATGGAGACCTACTTGTTCCAGAAAATTCTATAATTTTGTGGGACGACGCTGACTACACATATACAACAACATTGACTGCAACACAGCCTACAGCAAATAGAACAATTACCTTCCCGAATTCATCTGGAACAGTTGCGCTAACAACAGACATTCCAACACTAGATACAGATGACGTTGCAGAAGGAACAACAAATAAATATTTTACAGACGAAAGAGCTCAAGATGCAATTGATTTAGCTTTAACAGCTGGAACAAACATTTCTAAGACTTATGATGATGTAGCTAATACTTTAACTATTGCTACCGTATCCGATCCAGCATTTGGAAATGGATTAAATGTAGGTACCCAGTCCCTTGGCTTAAGAACAACTGATGCCTACACAAATCCAATGGCAGTATTTTCAATTGATTCAGATTCAGACTACGCACAACTTGCTATCAAGAATACAGGAAACGGCGTAAACTCATCTACAGATATCATTGCATATGCTGATAATGGAAACGATACAGCTGGCTGGATTGACATGGGTATTGCTTCTAGCGCATTTAGTGATGCTGAGTTTACCATTACTGGTAAAAATGATGGATACATATTTATGGAAGCCCCAGCTACTACAGTAGCCTCAATTAATAATAAAGCATTAACAGATAACGTTGCAACTCTTACTACAGCTGCAGTTCATGGATTTACTACTGGCAAAAAGGTTACAATTGCTGGAGTAGGTGCACCATTTAATGGAATATATACAATTACTGGAACCCCAACAACAACTACGTTTACTTATGCAAAAACAAATTCAAATATTACATCTGCTGCAGTTTCTCCAGTTGGCACAGCAACTCAACACACAGGTAATGGAAATTTAGTATTAGCAACAGGTGCAAATGGTGCAGAAAATGCAATCGTATTTGCAGCAGGCGGATTACAGTCTGATAATACTCAGATGACAATTTTCCCTGATCAAAATGTTCATATTGAAATTGATACAGACTCAACTTCTGCAACAACTGGAGCTCTTACTGTAGCAGGCGGAGCAGGAATCACTGGAAACCTTTCAATTAATGGTATTGCTAGACTTACTGATACAGTATACGTTGGAGCAACATCAGAAACATTTGAAACTACAGCACAACTTACAAACCCTTCAGCAGTATTTTCACTTACTGGAGATCCATATGCTCAGGTTGCAGTTCATAATCCAGATTCTGATTCTTCCGCCGATCTTATTATTTATACAGATAATGGTACAGATGCACATGGATGGATCGACCTTGGAGTAACTGGAAGCCAATTTAGCCAGCCACAATTTGGAATTACTGGACCAAACGACGGATACTTATTCTTTGAGGCACCAGAAGGAACAACTGGAGACGGAAATCTAGTTATTGCAACTGGTAACCGTGGAGAAGCAAACAAGATTATATTTGCGGCAGGTGGTTTCGGTACTGGTACAACACAGATGGAAATTACTCCAAACCAAAATATTCACATTGAAATTCCTACAGCATCTACAAGTGCTACAACAGGAGCACTTACAGTAGTAGGTGGAGTCGGTATCTCTGGAGACCTTAATATTCAAGGTGACGTAGCAATTCAAGGAACTATTACATTCGGCGGTGGCGGAACAACCGTAGAAACACAGAACCTTGCTGTTACAGACCCAGCAATTTTCGTTGGTACAAATAATCAGGCAGACCTTGTAGATCTTGGTATCTATACAGAATTTGCTGTTACTCAGTCACCAGCAATTACTGCTACAGTAACAAATAAGGCACTTACTGACAATATTGCTACACTTACAACATCAGCAAATCATACATATTTAGATGGAGATGTTGTAACAATTACAGGTGTAGACGCAACATTTAACGGAACATTTAATATTATTGATGTTCCAACCACAACAACATTTACATATGCTAAGACTGCAACAAACGTCACAAGTGCTGCGGTTACTCCTAATGGCTCCGCCTCAGTTGGCGCAAGACGCAAATTTGGCGGAGTTGTAAGAGATGCATCTGATGGAGTGGTTAAGATATTCCATGGTGCAACAACAAAGCCATCTGGCACAACAAACTTTGCAGAAGCTGGATTATCATACTCTGGGCTTAAAATAGGAGCACTTGATGCAGCAGAGGCTACAATTGGAGATGTTTCAAATACAGAACTTCAGTATCTTAATGGTGTAACTTCGGCAATTCAGACTCAAATTAATGGTAAAATCTCTGCTTCAAGCACAGATACTCTAACAAACAAAACTTTGACATCTCCAAAAATTAATGAAGATGTTGCTCTTACAGCAACTGCAACAGAGCTTAATGTTTTAGATGGAATAACTTCAACTACTGCAGAATTAAACATTCTAGACGGAGTTACCTCCACAGCAGCTGAGTTGAATATTCTAGACGGAGTAACTGCATCAACATCAGAGCTAAACATTCTAGACGGAGTCACTTCTACAGCAGCAGAATTAAATATTCTTGATGGAGCCACACTTTCTACAACCGAATTAAATTATGTAGACGGTGTAACTTCAGCAATTCAAACTCAACTAGACGGAAAAGTTGACGAGTCTCTATTTGATACAAAGGGAGATATTCTAGTTGCTTCTGCGGACAATACCCCAGTAAAATTAGCAGCTGGAACAAATGGATATCTACTAACAGCAAATTCATCTGCAACAAATGGAATTGAATGGGCGGCTGCACCAGTAAGCCTTCCTACTCAAACAGATAATTCAGGAAAATACCTTACCACAGACGGTTCAACAGCTTCTTGGGCAACACTAGTTGTACCAATCGAAACAAAGACAGCAACTGTAACAGCAAATACTGCTACAACTGTAGACACAACAGCATTGTCAGCATTCACAAGTATTGAATATATGGTGTCTCTAAAGCAGGGTTCAAAAGTAAGAACCTCTAAGGTAATTGTACAAAATAATGGAACATCTGTAGATATGACAGAGTTTGCAATTACAGAAACAGGCGGAGTTATTTCTGGTGTGGTAATTTCTGCAGCAGTGTCTGGAACAGACGGAGTTCTGCAGGCAACAATAACAGACGCAACAAGCACGAATGTAGCAGTTAAATTATCTAAAGTTAAATTATAGGGAGGGTTAAGTGGCAGATAAAAACTTTAAAGTAAAATCTGGTTTACAAGTTCCCTCTCTTACAACAGCGGGTCCTGTAACAACAGATTCAGCTGGTAACGTTACTTCCTCTGCCACCCTTCCAATTTCACAGGGAGGAACAGGTCAGACAACCGCTGGCAATGCATTAAATGCATTACTTCCTCTTCAGACTAGCCAAGACAATAAGTTTTTACAAACTAATGGCGTAACTACACAATGGACAACTCCTCAACAGCACACAGCAACAGACGGAGTTCTAGGTTCTAGAGTGTATAGCGGAACAGTTACTCCATCCTCTCCAGTCACAGGAGATCTTTGGATAGACCAGACAACTGGAAATGGAATCCAATTAGTCAGATGGCGTAAAACTGTTGCATCTGCAACAACAACCGTAACTGGGCTAGATGACAATAACTTAACTTTATCATATACATCTGGAAATGAGCAGGTATACATTAATGGTGTATTAATTACAAGAGGCCAAGATTATACTGCTACAAATGGTACATCTGTTGTTTTAACACAGGCGGCGGAAGTCGGAGATACAATAGAAATCTTTGGTAACCCCCTATTCTCAGTAACAGATGCATATACACAATCACAGTCTAATTCATTATATGTGTCTAAGTCAGGACTGGATGCAGCTGGAAAAAATTATTTAATTAATGGAGGAATGGACGTATGGCAAAGAGGCACCTCTTTTGCAGTTACAGGATTAGGATATGCAGCTTATACAGTTGATAGGTGGACATGTTATGCAGGTGCCGCTGGAACAATCACACAAGATACTTCTTTATATGCACCAGGAACAAGATACGGACTTAGATTTACATCTACAGTATCATCAAGTGCACAGAATTGGTATCAAATGGTTGAAACTTCAAATGCAATTGCCCTAGCAGGCCAAACTGTTTGTTTATCTCTTTATGCTGCAGGAACTACGGGAACTACAGGACACTATATGAATCTTCAGTATTCTAATAATGTCGACGCTAGTTTATTTGATGCTGGTTGGACAAATTGCAGCGGCACAACGTTATCCTATCCAGCAATGACTGGAACAATGCAAAGACATATCGCTACATTTGTAGTTCCAAATACCGCAAAAAGTTTACGTGTACAGTGGACAACTGGTTTATTAACTAATGCACAATTTCAAACTATTGGTGGATTTCAATTAGAATTAGGATCAGTTGCAACACCGTTTTCTCGTGCAGGTGGAGATATTCAGGGAGAACTTGCAAAATGCCAAAGATATTTTTATACTTTGCCCTATAATTACAATGCTGAAAGAGCAAATCCCTATACTGATTTTTTAATTATGAATACTGCAGACCAAACTGGATGGGCTAGAGGTGTGGTTCAGTTTCCAGTTACAATGAGAACATCTCCTACGTTACAAGCGCCAACAGCAGCAAATTATTATATATTAGGATCAGCAGGAGTATTGTCTGTAACATCAATATCAATTGATAATATGACAAATGCATCAATGGCTGTTGTAAATGCTTATAGGACTGGCATGTCGACTGGAACAACTTATTTCTTAAGATTTGCAGGAAACGTAACAGATTATTTAAGATTTTCGGCGGAGTTATAAGGGAGAACTATGACAAGAGCTAGAGATAATGCATTCAACCCATTCAACAACCAATACGCTGGTAAAAATATATTGATTAATGGAGCATTTGATTTTTGGCAAAGAGGCACAACATTTTCTAATACAGGTGCATCTAATAAGTATACTGCTGATAGATGGGGTGCAGTAAGAGGTGGATGGGCAGCAGGACAAAAAACAGAAAGAATAGATATAAATAAATCTGAGCTTCCAATATCTGTTAACTATGGATGTAGAATAAGCAGAATTCAAGGAAATTCAAATACCTCTTCATATGCTATGACCCAATGCCTAGAAGAAAGCATGGTGGTTGCGCTAGCAGGTCAAACTGTAACATTTAGTTTTTATGCCAGAAAAAGCTCATCATATACTGGAACTGCTATTATTTTGAGCTTATTAACTGGAACATCGCAATTTGGACCAGGAGACGGAGTTCCTGGTTTAGTTAATAATGAAATTTATGTAAATCCATCTTTATCTTGGGTAAGATATTCAATAACTGCAACAGTACCAGTAAATGCCAGAGGACTGGGAGTTTCTATAAACGCTACCTGCTCTGGAACAGCTCCTGAAAATGAATATTTAGAAATTGCTGGAGCACAGCTGGAAGTAGGATCAATCCCAACAACATTTTCTCGTGCAGGTGGTACAATAGGACAAGAGCTTTCATTATGTCACAGATATTTTCAACAATTGGAAACATTTTCTAACTATTTAAATGTTACAACAAATTATTTGTCTGCATATACAAACTCATATACTCAAAATATACCTTTTAAAATAAATATGAGAACATCTCCATCGCTTACATTTATAGACCTTAACTCCAATAGCTTAAAGGTAACTGGTTATCTAGCTGGAGGCCCAGTCCACAATTTAAGTCCAGTAGTTCAAGCTTCAGCAGGAGGATTAAGGATGTACGTTAGTGGAGAGTATAGATATTTTGAAATTCTTAGTGTTTATGCGTCATCGGAAGTATAAGGGAGATATAAAATGGCAGTAAAAAGATGGAATGGAACGGCATGGGAAGTCTATGCTGGTGCCGACCTAGCTCCCGTCAAAGTTACCGACGGTAGAGTAGGTAAAACTACATTCATTGGTGCTACATCTCCTACAGGACAAGTTGATGGAGATATTTGGATTGATCAAGATACAACTACAAATGCAGTTGTTCCAACAGCATTAACAACAAAAGGCGATACATTTGTTGCAACTGGAAATGCTGCTTATACAAGATTAGCGGCGGGAAACAATGGAGAATCCCTATTTGCAGATTCATCAACTAGTACAGGATTAAGATGGCAAGGTGATTTTAATACAGGTAAAAATAAGATTCTAAATGGCGGGTTCGATATTTGGCAAAGAGGTGTATCATTTCCTGGAGCAGGTTTTGGAGCGGACAGATGGTATATAACTTATTCGACACCTCCAACAACACATAGCATTACAAGAGAAACATTTACCCCAGGCTCTGCCCCAGTTGCAGGATATGAAGGCCAATTCTTTTTAAGAAGAACTACAACAACTCTCGGAAGCAATAATGATGCCTACCTTGGAACTCAAATTGAAGATGTAAGAACACTTGCAGGACAGACTGCAACATTTTCATTTTGGGCTAAAGCAAGTTCGGCAGTAAATGTTCAAGTTGCAGCAAATCAAAGTTTTGGAACTGGTGGGTCTACAACCGTTGGCACATTTATTTCAGGTTTTAATATAACAACTGGGTGGCAAAGATACTCTGCCACATTTAACATGCCATCAGTTTCTGGAAAAACAATAGGCGCTGGAAACTATTTAAATCCATATTTTGCTTATGTACCAACAGCTGGATTATCTTTAGATATTTGGGGGGTTCAGCTAGAGGCAGGAAGTATTGCTACTCCATTTACTACAAATACTGCAAACCCTCAGCAGGAGCTTGCTGCATGTCAAAGATATTTTATTAGATATACACCAAGCTCAGCATTAGGAAATACAATGTATTTTGCATCAGGAAATACAATATCTACAACTAGAGCAATGGTTTCTGTATCAGTTCCAGTAAATTTACGTACTATTCCAAGTCTTACTAAAACATCAGGTGTAGCCTTATATAATCAAGGATCAAATTACTATTGGAATACTGCTGTAGGACCATTTTCTAACGTATACCAAGTATCGCAAAATATTTTAAATTTAGATTGCTGGGTTCCATCTGGACTTACTAATAATACTCCTGTAATGATATCATTAGTAGGTGCAAATGATTATTTAGATTTTTCAGCAGAGTTTTAAGGAGATATAAATGGCAATTAAAAGATGGAATGCAAGTACAAGTCAATGGGAATTAGTAGGTACCCCAGGAACCGCCAGCCCATCTGCAATTGGTGCGGCATCGATAGCAAATACAAATACATTTACTGGACAAAACGGATTTGGCCTTGCCCCAGTTGGAGCAAATAGAGTAACAATTGGAGGAACTTCTTTCACTTTAGACCTTCATAGATATACCTCAAATACTGGAGCTATCCCAGGAATAGAATTTAAAAAATCTTTATCTGATACAGTAGGAGCACATTCTGCAATATCTTCTACGGCACCTATTGGAAGATTAACTGGAATGGGTTCAGACGGAACAAATTTTGTAACTTCTTCACAGATACTTTTTGAAGCAGACGGAACTGTATCAACAAATGTTATTCCTGGAAAGATATCATTTTCAACAGTAAATTCTTCTGGAACTCTTTTAGAAAGAATGCGTATTACTTCTTTAGGAACATCTGTATTTGGTGGAGTCGCAACAGGAACTCCACCATCTTCAGCTAAGGTATATGTAAATAATGGTTCTAATGAAAATATTGGAAATCCTACATGGGGCGGAAGTTTAGTAATAAATGAATATAGCAATACATTAGATGGGGTAATGGGATTAGAATTTAAAACTAGAGCAGATTCAAATGGCTCTGGCTGGAGAATATCTTCATTAGCAAATAATCCAGATTTAGTATTTCAATCAAGATCAAGTTCTGCAACATGGACAGAAAGAATGCGTATTCTTTCTTCAGGAAACGTTGGAATTGGAAGAACTCCCCACTTTAATAATACTTTGGAAACTACTGGACTTATTTCAGCAAGAACATCAGGTACGGGTGGTAATACAGAGGTTTGGGCACAAGCACATGATTTCTGGGAAACTCCAACATATACTGGAGTAGGACTAAGATATTGGGGAACAGCAGTTGCTGGAAATAGAGTTACTGGTATACCATTTGCAAGCCTTGGAGAAGTAG